ACCTGCCATATCTTATCTATTCTATCAAAAGCTATGTCAGTATCAGAATGTCTTAATGGAAAGTATGCAAGATCATTATCTGTTGCTACTGCTATGCCACAGATAAAACCATCGTTGCGTATCGCACCAGATCCTTTTGACTTAAGATTAGGATCATAGGTCTCTATATCTATCGCAACTGTATCAATACCATTTAGATCTAGATCCTCTGGTGTGTTACACATTATAATCCCTCTCTATAATCATCTCTATAAAATGTATCGCTTTCAATAAATCTTCCTTACCATTCTTGTCCTGATGACGTATGATATATTTTATAGCACAACCTTCAGGATATAACAACTTATTCGCAACCACAAACTTGCTCGGCTGTATGACATACTTTTGATAGTGACTTCCGCCGTGCTGCTTGTCCCAAACATTTTTCTTTTTCATGCCACCCTCTTAACGTATCTCATTTCACTCCCTGCATAATTCCATGCAGTTTCTATTTTTATTCTATCAGCTTCTGTTAAAAAATATCCACCATCGTAAGAATCATGAACTATACCATAAAAAGACGCGAAGTGATCACAAACATCAACATGACCCTCCGGTACATCTCTTGTTGTGTATACAAAATTATCTGACCAATATGGTCCTCTTTTTTCTTCAAAACTATTAATTTTAGGCCACTCATTTTTTGGTTGATTTTTTATGTAATCGTCTGTTCTAAATATATAACCCCCTAAAAAAGTGTCATCACAATCTACTTCTCCCAAATTTAAAGATGCTCCAAAAATTAAAACAGCATCATAATTGTTCCACCATTCAGTTCTATGAATTTTAGTATAAGTTTCTTTTGCATATTCAGTGCTAAAATCTTTTAAAATTTGAAAAGGTTTTACTTCAACTAAAATTTTTTTAGATTTACCAAAAATAATCATGTCTGGTAACCAACCTTTTATATCCTCCAAGATTGGTTCGTATTCTACGTTCCAACCTAATTGTTTTAAAAATATATATCGTTTACATTCATTTTTACTTCTAAAATGAGCACCGCGATATACAACTTCATGTGCTTTTATATCATACATTTTTCCTCCTTTATGTTGTTAAATGTAAATAAATCCACAAACATGTGAACATTGTTATTGTTAATAAATCCATTTTTGCTATCATCTTACTCCTAACGTATATTTGCCTTGTGATGCTACAGTCCAACAGTCAAACCTACCTCTGCTGTATGCAACATATTTTAATCTGAGTTGTGTAAAATAATCTTCTTGTCTTGTTGTTGTCAGATCAACAACAACATTGTCAAACGTCAAACCTTTCACGGTATGTATGTTTGCGTATTTTACTCTTACCTCTCCGTCATCATAACCCTTGTTTAGAATCTTTCTAATGTAGATTAATCTATCAGGATCTGTCTTCTTTCTTATCAGTGCAAAATCTTTCTCTTTACTTGCGCCTTCTTTTAAATACTTGTGATATATCATATAGTCTATTGTGTATTCTCTATCTACCCACTCATCAAAGGTCTCTTCGCCTCTGCCATGCACTATTACTTTACTACCCATGTATTGCCAAAAATCTTTTATCTGTTTCAATGGCATAGGTGTTCCTTTGCAGAAGTCTGGCCATAATTTATGACATCGTAATTCTTTCTTTGGCACGTGGGCCGTGTTCCCTACGTGTGCAAACTCTATACCCTGTTGTTTGAAAAATTTTTTGACCCATGAATCTGACGGCGTGCCGCGATAAGTAAATAAAAAAGTCTCGTTCGTATTTTTTATTTTATCTAACAAAGCAGTCATAGCACTACATCTTTTATCTAGACTAGGTAGATGATAGTGATTGCCTACTATGTCTGTTGGTTTCCATGCTCTCTCGTAACCATAATGATCCCATATCGGTCTTATTATTCTCTTACACAGATTGTTTATTGTCTTACCACATCTGTGTCCCTGCTCTAGTTGTTCTGCCTTTCTTGATAATCTGTGATAGTAATCCGCATCTGATCCTGCAAACTCAAATATAGTCTGGTCCGCATCACCTACAAAATAATATTCTTTTGCTTTCGTTGCCATCTTGTTGAGAGCCTCTCTCTGTGGCACGTTACTATCCTGTGCCTCGTCGACTATCAAAGCATCTATGTCCGGCTCCACAGCCTTGTCTATAAAATCCTGTATCATGTCTGCGTAGTCACACACATGGTTGTCTTTCTTATATTGAAAGTATGGGTAAGCCATCTGTTCTATAGAGTTTAGATTATATGGTTTGTAAATCTGTTTATCACATGTCTTCCAATGTTCTTTTAGTGTGTTGCCTCTGCCATGTGCATCGGCCAAGTATCTGTAAAATTTATGTTTGTCAGCGTTAAACTCTGACTCTGTCACTCTCTGTAATTTAAAAAGAGAATCTATCGTTGTTAGATTCATATGGTCTTCATAACTAAACACCTCTTTACGTCCAACCAATCTGCTTTTACAATAAGAATGTATCGTACAGATATTATACTTCATGGCTTTCTTTGTAACGCCCTGCATCTCTGGTAATTTTAATATCTCATCTCTTATCTCATCAGCTGCAACATTTGTGTGTGATAGTATTATTATTCTGCTGTAGGGATATTTTTTTAACAATTCTGTATATTTATGTGTAATAAACATCGATGTCTTACCTGTGCCTGGTGGTCCTGATATAAACTTAGGTTGTTTCATCTGTTACCTCCTGATATTCACCCTCTACTATCAAATCCTCTTGTTCTATTTTTTGATTTATCATCTGCCAAGAGACACAAGATTTGTTACCAAACTTACCATGTTTCTTTTTTGCTTTTAATATGTTCTGACATTTTATCACAAGATCCACACGTGCCAGATTTACTTTCTGTTTGTGCAGGTAGTCCTCAAACTTATCTAGATTAAATTCTAATATATTCTTTTGCATGTTGTAGTATGGCATACCAAAGTATGCTAATTCTTTTTTGTTTGTGTATGCTTTTTCCTCTGAGATATAATTTTTAAAATGTTTTACGAATCTTAGATCTTCTTCTGCCTCCTCCACATAGTTTGTAGATTTCTCTCTTGCCTCATACTTTCTTCGCATAATCTCCTCAAAGTCTGCTGCTTTCATCTCTGGTATCCATACAGATGCTTTGCTGATCACAGAGTCATAGAATAATTTTTTATTTCGTAATGTGGGACCGTCCACTGTGATCGTCTTTTCAACGGCCTCGCCCTGCACTACAGCATTTATCTTTACAAAATATCTATCGCTACCGTATTCTATTATCTGCCCGATAGATTGTTTGGCCTCCTCGCTTGTGGCTTCTTGTATACCAATCCAACTAAATATAGTTGCTATTGTTTTTGTAGAACACCCAATGATCTCCGCAAGTTTTGGCATACCAAATTTTCTATTAGCTTTCTTATGTGTCGTGCCTTTTCTTTTTCTTTTCTCTGCCTCTTCATCTTTTGCTGCTACTGCTATCTTGTAAACAAAATCATCTATATCATCCACATTCCACTCTGTATGTTTTAACAATACACCTGCCATGGCAGTGCAATAGTCATCCCTTTGCCCTGACCCTGCGTATGTGATGCAGAGTGCTGCAGCCAAAGCAATCTTACCAAGATCAACTTTTAGATTACCTGGATACTCATCTATGCCATCATACTTCACCCACTTAACTACCTCATTTGTTGTGTGATACTTTGTTTCTGGAACTAACGTGTATTTATTTGCGCCGTGTCTTATCTCACACAGCGTTGCACCATGGCCGTAGTCTTTGTAATAATTTTCTAATTCTTTTGGTAATGCAAACTTCTTGTAGTCTGATGTGCCAGACCAAAGATAATGACTTGATGGATTGTTTCTTCTACCAAATATCGCACCACATGATTTTATGTGATCGCTTGTAAATCTTTTTACGACAGGATTATCAATATCAAAATCTATGTATTGATCTAGTCTGAGTCCTATCTGTTTTGTTGAGTGTTCTATTCTCCATTCTTCTTTCGTAATCTTAAAATCAGGGTCTGACCACTTTTCAACCACAGCCTGCTTTGTATCGCAGGGTATGATCACCCGTCCCAGATCTATCCAATCTTCATACGTAATCGGTGCTTTGATTATCTTCTCATTCATAAATTAAAAGTGGGCGACTCCACTCTCGCTTCGACGCCCACTACCTAGGATCTTATAAATTTAAAGATTTTTTAGTTTGTTCCTGTGCTTCAGGTT